ACATACCAAACATGGCAAAATCGGTGTCAGTCATATCGCTCTCCATTGCTTATATTAAGATAATACCACAGATTATAGGGTTGTCAAGGGTTATTTTTTAACCCCGTCCGTGAGACCAATTGCCGCACATTCGTTGGGGAATTTAGCCCACATTTCCTTGATAAGAGCAGCACGGGAATCCTCAATACCAGGAATTTCGGCAATTTCGCTAAGGGTGATGATTTCTTCAAGATACTGAGAAAATGACCAAGAATTGCGCATCCGTGCTCTCCATCAATTGATTATAACTTAATATAACACAGATTTAAGGGTTGTCAAGCACTTTTTTTGACCCTAACATAGTGCAAACGGGTCTGATTTTGGTCATCGTGCTTGTGAATTCGAGCCGAAATAGTGATATTTTGGCCACGATTTAGCTGTTCTGACAGCGGAAAACAGATTAAATTCCCATCATTTGTAAGGGCGGTATGGTACCATTTATTGTAATTTGCACTATAAACCGCTGATTTTATTGTCAAATCTGCCTCAATGCCGTCGCCAACCTGTCCAATATGGCGGCTATTTTCAGCAATAATACGTAGTTCGTCCTTGGCTTTTTCACGCCCAATAGCATTAAAATAAGAGTTAGGGACGCTGGCAACCAGTGCTAAGGTCTTGAAATCATTGGAGTTAATTACTTTTTGTTCTGTCAATAGAACCAAATTTTTCCAATAATCATGGAGAGTGCCAGCAATAAGTTCGATCATCTTGCTGTCAAGATATTCAAGAATTTGTTCAGCAATTTCAATATCTTGTGGCAAATGGTTAAAATTTACCATCTCTGGATTGAGAAATTCACGCATAAGTGCGCCATTGCTCAACTCGCCTTCTTTGGCATCATAACGCTTGATATACTTGCCATTAACTCGTTGTGCGGCAACGGCGGCGGTCATGGCATCTTTGAGGGAAATGGTATTGGACATTGCTAGTTCTCCATTGCTTATATTACTAATATAACACAGATTTGTGGGTTGTCAAGACATATTTTGAATAGCTTGGCTTAAATTTCCGTCACATAATTCTAACATCATACTAAGTTCGCTATCCATTAGGAATAATTCCCCTTTGCTCATTTGATAAAACCAAGGGTGGGCATGGTAACGATCCATTAACACAAGTTCTTTTCCATTAATTTGATATTTGCGTCTATCTATTTTATGTTCAAAAAACTTATAACCACTGTTACGCATTAACTCAAATGCGGTATTATTAAGTCTGTATCCAAAATTTTTGTTATTGTTGTACCAATAAAGAATATAGATATTTTTGTAATTTACATGTGGAATAAATGCATCTTCGCCATGCGCAAAATGGTATAATTCATGTGTCCATTCAGTTTTAGACTTTGGCAATATTTGTTTGTGTTGGATAGATTGCTGAGCCACTGTTTAATAGCACCACACTAAAACGATTTGTCTTGAATTGTGTATTAAGTTTTTTGCAAAGATTGATAGCATGGCCTGGATTTGAAAATGAACTTTTTTTATATTTTGGTCCGCCATATTGCGCCAACATACTTGTAGTTTTTAAATTAACAGGTTTATTATCTAAGAAGATAGCCCATATGCCTTCACTAGCCAAAACTTGTTCTGACTTATATGTATTCTTATTCGTAATTTCTAATAGAATATTCGGTTTTGGTCTAGACATATTGATTACTACATATATATTTATTAAGATAATATATGCAGTTAAAAATTTTCCCCACTTAATTCTACTGTAATAATTTGTGATTCGTCAATTTTATTTTGCATTTCATTAATTTTATTTTCGAGATCAATTACGTAAGCAAGTACATCAAGAAGTTCATGAGTTACTCCACGAATTTCTTCATTATCAATATGCTGTTTGCCGCTACCAATTGCGGACTTTGCACGTTCATTAAATTTACGAATCCAATGTGTATTGGGCGGTCTCATTAGTAATAGTCCTCAATTTTTCTGATTGTTCAATTTTTGTTTTGAATGGTCCATAGTAAGCATAACGTTGAAGAGTAATCAATTTTGGACAATCTACTGCCATCCAATTTTTATCAAATTTTACAATATAATAACCTGCTGCAAAAAAACTGCTACTTTTTAAATTTTTTGTATATAGTGGTAATTTTAATTTTACATTCCAAATTTGATTAAATGTTGAATGATTTGTAGGATATCCATAAACCTCTGTTTCTTTTGTTTTATTTTTAAGTTCAGTTGTTTTACGGATAATAGAGATATTTTTCTTTTCTGCCATTTCTGACATATTAGGAAATACCTCTACTGCATCATCAACGGTGCAACGAACGCCACTGGTCGTTTGCGCAATATTTCCAATGCGTTCGCCTTTTTCGTTTTCGATAATCCAAAAACGGTTTTCTACAATGTTTTTAGCCTTGAGTGTCATCTTTAACTTTTCCTTCAATCATATTCATAAGTGAATTATATTCACCTCGAACTTCGATAAATGATGCCCATCCAATAGCACCAACAATATTCATTAAAACACGATTTTGATCAATATTCCAATATTCATAAATCTCAATTAAGAATACAGCAAGAACTGCCCATGGGAAATATTTTACAAAAAAATCACGCATATTCAGTTTCCTTTACAAGTGGTTTGCTGAGAATTTCAGCAATGGGTTGAACATTTTCACTAAGTTTAATAAGTTCATATTTGGAACAAAACTTGATTAATTGTGTGCCAATCTGACGATTTTCTTTAGGATTAATTGCAAGTAGCGCAGCGTCAATCGTATCACGTATTTCCTGTGGCTGTGCAGTAAGATCAACAAGCACACGGTTTTCTTCATAACGATCAAGCACACGATGTTCGGTGCCATTATGATCTACCCAACGTTGTAGCATCATGTTGTTCCATGCATAACCCTTGCGGTCACGATCAGCATATGCTTCGGTAAGACCTACTTTTTTAGCACTTCCCTTAGTACGAACGCCAGGATTAGCAGTCATAATATTATCTGTTGGATCACCACGCATACACTTTTCAAACAAAATAAACTTGGGATCGCCAACAATCTTTTGTGCCTTAGTAAGTTTATCAATAACAGGCTTGCCGCTATCTTCAAAGAAACCTTGAAGCGTAATATGCTGATTAGTCATGCCATTATAGATGGTAACTTTATCTCTAAGCAATTGGTAAAAGTCGCTGTCATTAGAAAGAATGATATGCTCATCGTGTGGATGTAGCGCAGTCCAACGAGCAATGATATCATCTGCTTCTGCACTTTCTACACGAATTACGCTGCAATTGGTACGTTCATCAATCCATTTGGTAAATTCACTATAAACTTCCCAAAATTCCTTATCTTCTTCTGCTTCACGAACAGTCATCTTAGACTTAACAACAGCACGATTTGCTTTGTAAGTTGTATTATGATCCTTGCGCCAACTACGTGCTTCAAGAGCAAAGACAACATGGTCTGGTTTATGCAGACGATGCATCTTTTGTATGACGTTAAACATAATATGCAACGCTAAACCAATCTTTTGCCAAGTATCTGCACCACGTGCAGTTGAATGACGTGCGCGAGCAAACAGGTTTGCTGTATCTACAAGAAGATATTTCATGATATTAATATAATACCTAGTTAGAGGTTTGTCAAGTATTAACTTATTTCGCTACGACCGTCGCCAATATCACGGCGACTTACATAACGAGTGCCATCTATATTTTGAATGTTTTGTGGCGAACTATTAAGAATGTTACGTGCTACATCATTAAGCCAAGCATCTACAAGTGCTTCGGGATTAACACCACGATAACCAGCAACTCGTAACATCTCAATAAACTCTGCATTCCAATCGAGTTCCATAGAACCAATCTGTGGATTAGCTGGATCAAAGTCAAACTTAAGAACACGAACTTCTGGTTGTGGCTCGCTTACTGATTCATTTTCAACTTTTTTAACTTTTGGTTTGCGTTGCTTTTTGGGCTTTACTATGGTTTTCTCAGAAATTGGTTGTTCAATTTCTGTATCTGTAATAGGCTTATCAACTTCTTTAATTTGTGATTTGCCAAATAGTTTCTCAAAAAATCCCATATATCACCTTATTGGTTTGGTACTCGATAGCAACGGCGTTCAAAACCGATGAAGTTGCCCCATTGGTCAAAAATACGCTCACGGCGGCACTCTGTATGAAAATAATATTCATTATCATAACGTGGTTGTGCCATTGCGCCACCAACTATGCCACCAATAATTAATCCGCCTACAAGAGGCGCTACCCAATTACCACCACCGCCATGTCCATAATCACGACGATCACGCCATTCAGCATGGGCTGCCGTTGCGGAAACTAAAGTGGTAGCTGCAAGAAGGATGGCTAAGGTCTTACGCATGATAGTTCTCCAATTAATATAATCCAATATAACATATTTATAGGTCTTGTCAAGAGTTATTTTACATTAAATTCAACAAATCTGATAATTTATCTAGGATTATTTTCTTCTCTGCATTCCAATTTTCTATAAATCCATTACGATAATAATGATAGTTATGCAAACTATACGGATACCATTTTTCACACAATTCTGATAAAGATTCATTTTTTATTAAATGCTGTAAATGTGTTAATATGCCATCCATCTTAATTTGACCCCGGCAATGATTGTCCCAAGATGTATAATCAAAAATATCTTTGTTAAAAATAAAACCAAGGTCTTCTAAATTTTTCATAGCATCACTGCATCCAATTATAAGAGGAAAAAGACCAGCAGCTAAAGGAAGTAGAGTTTTTTCAGTTAAAAACATTTGTGGAGTAAGATAAGTTTCGCAAATAATTTGAAATAAACAGTCATTTGCTTGTTGCCATGGATAATTTGCAATTAATGTACCTGTTGTAGATAACTCTTGATCAAAGTTGTAAAAAGGTATTTTATCAACTAATTCTAAACCAATATCAAATTTTATGTATTGGTCTTTATCGCCATAAACTATTTTTTTATTATTACCTTTATCGGTTTCGCACAAATAACTAAGATAACCATAATCTAATAAATTATTTTCTATAATTTTAGCAAAAAGATATTGACGAAAATAATTTGCTCTTTTGTTTAATGATAAAAACCACTTATTTTTTTCTTTTGTAGGAACAGGCATATTCCATTCATTAATATCTAACATTGTAACATGATGATATTTTGTTTTTATATTATAACAATTTGGGTGATCTATATCAATTGATCCATCATTAATCAAAATTATTTTTGCATCTGGGTTTTTTTCTAACCCTTGTATAATTTTCTTACTTGTTTCAGTATGAATATCACTAGTATTATGCCATGAAATAATATTCTTTTTTTTAAGTCTTAATTTATGATTAACAAAAGAAAAATAATCAGTAACTAAAATTTCAGGTGATGTAAATTTGTTTAATTCATCAAATTTGTGAATATAACGTTGATCCACACTAATTTAACCTACTTTTATATTTTGTTTCATATTCTGCAATTACTTGCAAAGCATCAGTAGTTAAAACAGCAAAACCATCAGCAAAATCTTCATCTGCAATAATTTCTGCATTTAAATATTCATATATTTCAGCAACAGGAATCTGGTCTCTGCCTAACATTGTTTGATCCCTAATATATTTTAGGATAAGATATTCAATTTCTTCTTCGGTTAAATCAAGTTCAAGGTCTTGTTCCATTTTGTTCCTCGTAAATCATTGATAGCAGTACCACATAATGGTCCCATGCTTCTTTAAGAGCAGGATGTTCATTTTGAAGTTTTACTTGATCTCGCCAAGGAACTCTGAAAAATGCATCGTCATCTAAATTAATATTGCCCATCGCAAAAAAATCTTTTAATTTTTTCATGCGGTTAAATTCAAATTCTCGCCAACCAGCACTATCACGAGGGATTACACGACCTGTGTCGTATTCAAAATCTTCGTCCATTATCTACTACTTAGTATGTACTGAACGATGACTTCACTTAAACGCTGTCCCAAGTCTTCACCATCATTGATAACATGAAGTTCAGTAAGGTTACGATCTTTGCGATCATCATACCAATGAAACTCTACAATGTAACCACCATTAGCAACATGAAGTTTCATATTGATACCATCGGCACTAATTCTATCTGAACTACTCATTCCTACTGGTTTCAAATGTATCAAATTATTTTCTTCATGTGCTGCTTTCCAAGCCCGCTTTGCTTGTTTTTGAAACCATTTATCAAACCACTTCACTACTAACTCCTATTTTTTGTAATAATTTTTTCGGATGGAAATTTAAAAATTTTTGAAGAAAATCAATATTTTTTTGTTGAATTTCACAACCTACTGCATTTAAAAACTTTTCTAAACCTATCTTTGTCCAAACTTCTTGTGTTTTTACATTTAGATCAGCTTTTTTCATTGCTACTTTATATCCACTATACACTTCTCTGCTATTATAATCTTTTAAAACATTTTTTGTGTAAGTAAAATAATTGCCATCATATTGTGGATTTTCACTATTATAAAAGAAAGATTTTTTATTTGATGCTAATCTTAAATGTGATTTATAATCTGTCCATAAACAAATTTTAAAAGCATCAGATTTTATCCATGGAGTGATATGGTTTGCATTATAATATATTTTTCGAAGAGAAGTTTCATATGATCGAGTGATATTATTATCTGGCCATATTTCATTATCTCTCCAATTGCCAAGAATTGGTTTATCGTTATATTGAAACTCAAATGCTTCTTGTATAGTCATTCCATTAAAATAACAATAAAATTTTTCAGTCAATAATAATTGATATAATAAATGAAAACCACCTATGCCACCAAAACTAAAAAGATGTAAGTCACTATTGATAGAGTCTTTCAATGTCATCTTCTTCACATGCTTCACCATATTGTGTTTCAATAATAACGAGTGGTTCCTTACCAATGTTTACAACTTGATGCCAATTACCAACAGGAATTGAAACAGTTTCACCTACCTGTAAGATTTTAGTGTGATCATTTTCTACGACATCAGTATAGTTTTTAACAACTCTAGCAACACCACTTTGAATTACCCAAAATTCACTACGCTTGCTATGCTTTTGATAACTTAAGCAATGGCTTGGCTTTACTACAAGTTTTTTTACTTTTACATTTCCAGTATCATACAAAACTGTAAAATGTCCCCAAATTCTTTCTTCACTAATCATCATATTTCTCTTTTTGCATAGGAAGCTTCATAGCAGCAAACGCTGCAGCCTCATTACTATTAAATTGTATATGAACTTTATCTAAACCGCAAGTTAAAAATGTAAAATCTTCACCGTATTTGTAACCTGCTTCGCCCATAGCATTGCAAATAATACATGCAGCTTCAACATCACGATAGTTTGCATTTAACGCACCGCCATATGACCAATCACTAGGATCAATCATATAACCATTTGATATAGGTCTTTGAGTCAGAGATTTACTTGGAAATTCAAGTATTAAAGGTTTTTTTGACATTTTTTAATATTTACTGAAAATATCTTCACTTATTAAATTGTTTAGTTGATTTTGCGATAATGTATTGTATAAATTAGTATGAGATGCCCAATTGTTATAAGATTGTATTACATCAATGAAATTAGTGCATTTTGTAATTTTACTATTAAAACTGTTCATTTTTAATGGTATTGCATTATGCATCTTTTTTTCTTTTACTAACATTTCAGCAAATTTTAAAATATTATATAGCGATGAAAATTTCTGTTTTGAAATAAAATGCAATTCACTAATGTTTTTATTGCTCAATAAACAAAAATCAGTAAGAGTAAGATGAAATTTTTTATAAAATAATTCTTGCTCACATTCTAAAATATCAGATATAAAAGCATCAATATGTTCTATATCTTCATAATAAAATTTACTATGTGTTTTAAAATTATCATTTACCCAATAGATGTAATTTTGATATTGGTTACATTTATCTACAATAAAATTACAATCTAATTCAAACTTGTCATTTGTTGGGTGTATCATATATTTTTCTTTAAAAGAATATACATTTTTGGTATTTTTAATATTTCTTATTGCCCA